GGCAAGAAGTCCTCAATGGTTAGAAAGAAGGGCATGTAATGGCTACCTTTAACTTCGGCAAGTACACAGAAGCCAAGGATAAGAAGAAAGATGCCAAGATGACCAAGGGTATGACCCCCGCTCAGAAGGCTAAGTTTGAGAAGGCTGACAAGGCTCACGGAGCTAAGAAGAAGCCAAAGACAATGGCTGAAGATAAGAAGATTGACGCCAAAATCATTAAGAAGATTAAAAAGAAGTAAGACGCTTAGGGGCCCAAAAGGGGCCCTTTGCTTTATCCTTATAGTGAATCCATGCGGGATTCAAAGCTTCACCCCCTGCGTTGTACCCTGCGAAAACCTAGGATGCCCATGTCTGAAAAAATATCTTCAGCCTCTGACACAGAGTTTAGAGAAGCTATTGGCAAGGCAATTCCTCAGGCCCACACTGCGGCAATGTTGGCTGGAGCTGTGACGGGGTACCTACTAGGGAAGAAGACTAAGCGTGTCAAGCGTAGAAAATCTAATTAAAGATAACGCTAGCAGGGTCGTAGAGGATATGACATACGACCTCCGTTCTCGCGCTAAAAAGTCTGGCTGGTCTAAAGAGCTTGTTAGCTCAATGCAGGTTGCACACCAGAATGATGATATTAACGTCGTATACCCAGAGAAAAAAGAAGAAGAGCTCTACGACTCAGAGTACGGCTCTATGTCTGAACCGCATAAAGCAGCTATCAGACCATTCTCATATAATTTAGATAAGTACCTAACCCAGATAATTGACGACACTGTTATCGACGCTATCATTACAGAGACTCGAGCTTTCCATGGGTAATCAATTTCTTATTGCTGAGGACGAGGCTCTCAAAGCCTTTGTACAAGGGATGACTGTAGCGGACGAAAAATCGGCCGCCGCTAACGGTCCCACAGGAACCATAAAGACCCGACCAGTTAAGGTTTGGTTTGGATATCCTGACGTAGAAGCCCGTGCTCAAGAGTTTCCGTTTGTAACTATTGACCTAGTAGATATTGTTCATGCTAATGATAGGCAGCAACAAGGCCGTATATTTGATTCAGATTTTATGGGCACTCAACAAGCCGAAACAGGTTACGTATACGAATATGACCTACCAGTTGCTTTTGACATTATTTATCAAATAACAACACATGCAAGACACCCACGACATGACAGGGCTATCCTGTTTCAAATGTGGAATAAGTTTCCAGCTAAGTATGGAAAGCTACCAGTAAGTAATCAGATAGATACTAAAATTGGATGGCGTTCTATGTTTGTAGATGGATATGTAAAGAGAGATACGTTTGAAGATTCGGAAAGTGGAAACCGACGACTCTTGCGAAATGTCTTTACAGTAAGAGTAGTTAGTGAGATGACCCCAGCAGTAGCCGCGCAAAGAACGCAGCTTGTTGATGAAATCTTCATTAACACCCCCGTGGAAAATACGTCTATACCTTCTGGCCTAACAATCGTTTAATAACTGGACCCTATGTATAACCTAACTAAGGAGATAATCTAAATGACATTTCAACGCCCTGGGGTGTACGTTCAAGAAACGTTAAACCCTATTCAACCCCTACCTGGAGTAGCCTCACAGTTCGTGTCTGCTCTTATTGGGGAAAATGATAGGGGTCCAGTTAATACCCCAACACTTGTAACTTCATGGAACCAATACGTAACAACATTTGGTTCTTGGAATTCTTATGTAAGTAATAACTTGCCTCTTGCTGTATACATGTTCTTTTCTAACGGCGGTAGTCAGCTGTATGTAACTCGTATTGCTAATGCTGCTACTTCTGCGCTTCGTTCTCTAAACGATAGAGCTGTTAGCCCATCTGCTACTTTGCAGGTTGTTGCTAAAAACGCGGGTCGTTGGGGTAATGACTTAAACATTTCTATCAGTGATTCAATTGAAACTGGATACTTTGATATCACCATTTATGATGGAGGAACAACCGCAGCTGATATTGTAGAAACCTTTACTCAGCTAAGCATGGTAACTAGCGATGCTCGCTATGCCCCTTTGACTGTAAACCCGTTGTCAAAATATGTAATCCTTAACGACTTAAACTCTGGAAATACTGGAAGCACACGAAATCCAGCAGTTGTAACCAATCAGGCGCTGTCTAGTGGCGGAACTGGTAATGCTGTAAGCGTTACTGAATACTCTGCTGGCCTTGCTTCTTTTGACACAATCAGAGAGTCTTTAGTTTTAAATATCCCTGGTCAAACAGCCGCTAATATTGTTAATGCAGCTATTAGCTACGCTGAAGGACGCGACGATGTGTTCGTTGCTGTTGATGGTATCGATGATGCTCCGTCAGCTCAGTTGACTTTAGCTAACACATATACTGCATCCTCATTAGCAGCTGTTTACTACCCACCACTTGTTATTGCAGACCCAACTCTTGCTATCGGTTCTGTTGCGGGAAGAACTCTTACAGTAGGCGCTGGTGCTGCTGTGGTTGGTCTTATTGCATCTACTGACACTTCTCGCGGTGTGTTTAAGGCTCCAGCAGGACTTCAAGCACGTTTAGCTGGCGTTGTATCCACACGCCTACTTACTAACGCACAGTTGGATTCTCTCAATACTGCATCAGCACCAGTAAACGCTATCCGTTTTATTCCTGGTTCTGGTTTTGTAGTAATGGGAGCAAGAACACTGAAGCGCGGATATGTAGACAAGTACGTACCTGTACGTCGTAGCCTTATCTACTTACGCAAGTCTTTAACAGACATCACAGAGTTTGCAATCTTTGAACCTAATGACCCAGGACTATGGCGTCGTTTAGAGACTGCTTGCACCGCTTTCCTAACCCAGTTCTGGAGTCAGGGCGGCCTTCGTGGAGGAACTCCATCAGAAGCATTCTTCGTTAAGGTAGATGCTGAGAATAACCCTCAGTACCTAATCGATAACGGAGAAGTACACATTGAAGTTGGCGTTGCTCTACAGCGTCCAGCCGAATTCGTGGTCATCAAAATTGGTCAGTTTGACGGTGGAACCACCGTTACTGTGGCGTAAAGGAGAGCCAGTAAATGACAACAAGCATTATCAATAGATTCTCTACAATAGCGTCAGACCCGTTACGCTCGTTTCGGTTCGTTGCAGAGTTTTCACCAGCAGCAGCTGAGGGTGGAAAAGCTGAGAATCTTTTTAGCACAAAAATTAACCAGAGCGACAAGAAGGCCCCCTTTACTGAGGGCAAGTCAACAGGTTGGCTCGGGGGCTTTAGCCAGGTATCTGGTCTAAGCATTAACACACAGTCTATCCAATATCGTGAAGGTGGCTACAACACCACTGTTCATCAGATTCCTGGAATGACTACATTCACACCTGTTACCTTCCAGCGTGGCGTGCTATTTGGCAATGACCAGGCTATTACTTGGATGCGTGGCCTTTTTGCTGCTGCATCTGGAGAAGGTCTTGCAATGCGAACAGATACTTCAACATCTAAGAGCTTCCGTGTAGACATCAACCTCTTTGTAATGGACCACCCAAACACAAAGGGAATCACTGAAGAAGGTGCAAACATCCCTCGCATGGCGTTCAAAATTCACAACGCGTGGATTACTACGCTAAACTATACAGACCTAAATGCTGCAGACGGCGCGATTCTATTTGAGTCTATGTCTCTTGTACATGAGGGCTTATCAGTTACTTTTGTGGATAAAGACCGCAAGCCAATCGCTTAATAACGATACAAAATAGGAGTATAAAATGTCAGAAATTATTACGGATGCACAACTTGTAGCTAAGTTTGCTGAACAGGCTATGGAGGAGCCAGCGAAAAACATTAAAACGCTGGCCCCTTCAGAGTCTGAGGTACAACTGCCTGGTGGGTTTATAGACCTTGATGGTGTACTACACACTACGGCAGAAGTAAAAGAGCTAACGGGCTCAGATGAAGAAGCAGTCGCTAAGACTGGTTCCTCTGGAAAAGCCCTTAACGCTCTTTTACAAAGAGGTTTAGTAAAGCTTGGTAATAAAAATGCCAGCTCTACTGACCTAGATATTTTGCTAGCGGGAGACCGTGATGCAATTCTGTTGGGTATTAGAAAGGTTACTTTTGGTCCAACAGTAGAACTAAACGTTAGATGTTTTTCGTGTAACGACGAACACACCGCATCTATTGATTTGTCTGCTGATGTGCCAATTAAAACTTTAGAAGACCCAATTGAAGACAGGCAATGGGAAGTAACAACTAAGCTGGGAACAGCACTGGTTGCGCTTCCTAACGGTATAACACAAAAGCGTCTTATGGAAAACGTTGATAAGACGCCAGCAGAAATTAATACCCTATTACTATCTGGTTGTATTGTTTCACTAAATGGAGCACCATCTGTTGGCGCGGGAACTGCACTTGCACTTGGCATGGCAGACCGCACAAAGATAATCGACGAGATTATCAGCCGTAACCCAGGCCCACGCCTTGGGGAGGTGAAGAAGGCTTGCAAGGCATGCGGTGAGTCAATGGACCTACCGCTTAGCTTGCTAGATTTGTTTCGTATATAGCGAAACCGATTACGAAGACCTTCTGGACCAGTATGAGGTTCTAACAAGAACCTTTCCTGGTTGGACCCTAACAGATATACGCAACCTTTCAGTTCGTGAGAGAAAGAACTGGTTGGAGCGTTCACAACGATATAGAGGAACATAATGGCTGAAGACCCAATTAAGTCTTTAAACCTGCTGTCACAGTTGCGGAGCTATGCCTCCGATATTCGTCGTGACTTTTCAGCAATTGGCTCTTCAACTGCAAGTTGGGGCAATAGCCTATCCTCTGCTTTAGGGAAGCTTAGAGGGGCTGGCGATGGCGGCGGGTATGGCGGAGGTCCAACCTCTAATCAAGTAGCTCCGTATCCCACATTCTCTGTAACAAGCTCAGGTAATGTTTTTCCTCCTGGAGGAGGGCCTGATTCTAATTTAGTCTTTAGACCACCATATCCTGTCGATGTTAGGTCATCTAACGTTCAGTACGGAAATGCCACACCTATAGGCGGTGGCGGTGGCGGTCGTAACTTTGCTCCTGGCACAGCTCTATTTGCTGCGGGCGCTGGCAGCATGGCTATGATGCCAGGAACAAAAGAAGCTGTAGAAATGCAGTTGGCTACATCCCGCATGGTGTTCTACCAGCAGCAAGCTGGTTTAACAGCAGCTGGTTTAGGACGTAGAGGACCTGACGGACAGGTTCAACCATTTAGCAATAACCCTGTTGCTGGGTTCCTTGATGCTACAAAAAACTCACAGGATAAAGCTTATAAAGAAGCTACGGTTCTTCTACAAGAAATTGCAAAACAGGGAACCATAACTTCAAAGATGGACCCAGCGAAGATGATGGAGACCTTCCGACAGTTTGGTATCGGTGGTCCTAGCATGCTTGGCGTTGCTTTAGGTTCTGCACAGATGTCTAACATCACTCCTGGTATTGGTGTTGAAGGTTCTGCACGTGCGTATGGTTCTATACAACAGGCGCGTAACGTAAACATGTTGCGTGGTATTGGTATTCGTATTCGTGGTGAAGACGGCAGTTTAAAACCTATGCCACAAATTATTGATGAAATTTGGTCTAAGTTAACCAGAGAAAAAATGGGTAGTGAACCCATCACTGTACAAGATGTGCAGATATCTTTACAGCCTGGTAACGCTCTTGCTTCTATGCTTGACCAGTACTTTGGCAATGACCCCCTACTTCGTAAGCAAGTAGAAGATGGTCTTATGCTTAAAGCTCGAAGCGGCGGTCAACGTTTTGCAGGTAGAGATTTAAAAAAGCTGGGAGAAAAGTATGGGGCAACTACAGCTGCCGTAAGCTCTGTCAGCGAAAGAACCGCTCAATCTATGACCACCTTACAGCAAATAGCACCCACTATGGCTTCAGCGTTTACATTTGCTAATAGAATTCTTGGTTACATGAACGGGTTCTTTAACCTTATTGATAGATTTGCTGGAGTGTTAAAAGGCCTTGGGTTCTTTAAAGGCGGGGCAGAAACTATGTCATCTGGCCTGGCTGGAGGCGCGGGAGCATTCGCAAATGCTGCATGGGCTGGTTACCTATTGAAACGTGAACACGGTGGTAGCGTAGAAAACAAAACTCCATACGTTGTAGGTGAACGTGGTCCAGAACTATTCGTACCGCATGTTGACGGTCGCGTAGTTCCTAATCACGAATTAAAGAACTACCCATTTAGAGCAGACGGCGGCGACGTTAAAGCTGGTGGCTATACCGCTAAATCATGGGCAACAGAGTTAGCAAAGAGACTAGGAGCAAAGAGACCTACTAGTGAGGCCATTGATGCTCTAATGACCTGGATGAGGTTTGAGGGTGGACACTGGGTAAACACCGCAGAGTTTAACCCATTAAACACCACGCTTAATAAATCAGGTGCTAAATCTATGAACCCTGTAGGTGTTAAAGCCTACACCTCTTGGGAGCAGGGATTTGATGCAACTATCGACACGCTTACTGGTAACAAAGCAAGAGAGCGTGGCTATACAGCAATTGTTGAAGCTATTAAAAAAGGTAACAAAGAAGCAATCCTAACTGCTGTAAACAACTCTTCTTGGAGAACTGGCGAAGCGGGCGGTGCAGGAAAGTATAAAGGAATGCTTGGCTCTAGCGGCGGAAACTACGGCGAAGGCGCTGGTAAAGGCGGACCTAGTGGAGACAAGGAAGAACCAAGCTCCTCTCGCTTCTCAATGAGTAACTTTTTAAAGTCTGGAGACAGTACAAATAAAAATCTTTTAGCAGGTTTTGTAAAAGACTTTATCGGAGCTGGCCCTGTGTCAACTCCAAATGCAACTACCTATAACTACGGCGGAGTTACTGTAAACCTAAGCGGTGTAGGTAACCCAGAAGCCAACGTAGCTGCCCTTAAAGCAGCCCTATCTAGCCAAGAAACAATAGCGAAAGCAGCAGGTAACTAATGTCAAACTCTAGAACATCCTCACAGATGAACAAAAAAACTGCAAGCGTTATTACTCCTGTTGTTGCTGTACCAGGTGGTAGAGGGTATGTTAGATGGCAGTCTTCTGAGGCTATTGCTCAACAGACGGCGGCAGCACCTGGTTTTACTGTTGGAGCTGCGGTTAGCCGAGGCGCACGTCCTCCAGCGTCTGCTGTGTATTCTAAAGTAGAAGTAGAAGCTATTAACAAGACCTACGGAAAAACACCTGGAACAACAAATAAAAAAAGAAAAAAGAAGAAGGGGAAGCCTGAACCAAAGCTTCCTGGAAACACCCCTCCTGAGGGCTATAAATTTAACCTACCTCCACACGCATGGAGCCTGCCTGTAAGACCTGCAGAGGTTCTGCGTAATGGTATGGAAAGTGACGGGATATTTGTTAATAACAATCCTTTGGGCAATAGTATCCATAGAGAGCGTCGCGGCGTTATCTGGCACTGGGATAGCGGTGGGCTTGTCTCCACAGTTGATGATGAGTCATTGGAAGTTACAACCTCTAAAGCAGAGCAAGATAAAAAAGACTCTGAAAAGAAGAGTAAGGTAGGCGATAGGACCGCAGATAACCAGTATGACTATGGGTTCCAGTTTCTTTGGAATCCAGAAACCATTCAACAAAACATTGAAAGAAATATGGACGTAACACCATCTTCTGCCGATAGATTTAGAAGTGTTGCTGGTGCCTTCCCTGGACAAGAATCCTACAGCTTTACTATCACTCTAGACAGAGTAAACGATTTTGCCTGCATCAAAGAGTGGGGGAATGACCCAACCAAACTACAGTACTTTATAGACAACTACTATAAGCATGGCTATGGCGAAAACAGTGCAACAGGAAAACTACAAAAGCTTAAAGACTTGGCAACCTATGGGACTATGGCTGATTTAGAGTACCTGTTTAAAGCTTTAAACGGAACTGGAAGAGGCTCTGACCCTAAAGATAAAAACAAAACATGGACTACATTGTTAAAGAAACCAACGGCAAACATTGGATTCTTGTCACCGTCACTACTGGCTTTTAGACTTGGGCCAGATGCTACAAAGTCTTTATCATTTGTAGGTTGGATTACTAGTTTAAACATAAATCACCTTATGTTTACAGAAACTATGATTCCTATTAGAACAACCGTGTCCTTCTCTTGTTCTGCATTTGCAGGCTCTACTATCGCTTAGGATAACTATGACAATCTATATTGGCTCTAGATACGACGACTCTATCGTAGACTTTTTTTCTGTAACCCCTAATGGGCCTGAAAATCCAACAGTGTTTTATGATTTTCCAGACTTGGGTTTCTTAAGCTTTTTTACACATACGTATGTAAGCGGGGAACGTCTAGACCAAATAGCTCATAGGTACTATCGTCGTCCCTCCATGTGGTGGTACATACTAGATTACAATCCTGAAATCTCAGACCCATTAAATATAGCTCCTGGAACCTTGCTCAGGATACCTAATGTTTAAATCGATAAAGGTAACTTTTCCTGACGGCAACTCTGAAGAGCCTCAATTTATATATAAAGCTGTCTTGTACCAAAAAGTCTACGAACATGAAATGTTAGTAATTACTTACAGGGATTGGGACACCTCCTACAACACAATAAAAGCTGGTACTCCTGTGCTGGCCTCTATAGCTGGTGACCTTACGTCTAGAACATTTACTGGGTATGTTCATCACATTCAACCAAACATTACTCCTGGAAAAAACTATACAGATGTAGTAGTTATTGGTGGGTCATTTCCTATGAAACAGGCCTCTCAAAAAGTATACAGGGAGCACACAGCTGACCAAGTAGTTAAGGCTATTGCTATAAAACACGGGCTTAATTTTATAGGAGTACCTCATAAAAGAGTATTTGACCAGGTGTCGCAAGCGGGATACACAGGTTGGCAAATGGCTGTAAGACTTGCTAAACAGGTTGGGTACACACTAAGGGCGCAAAACACCGAAGTGTACTTTGAACCAGTACTCACAGATTATCAAAGGTACCGTACGCAGTGCCCAAAATTTGTTTTACGAGATGCTCAAAACCCTCAAGGGTCAACCCTTTACTCTTTTCAACCAGTAATTGGAGAGTCTATAGATTGGGATGGAAACCCAAAAGCAGCTGTTGCAGTAACAGGTGTTGATAGGTTTTCTAAAGTTCCTGTTAAACAAACAGTACAAAAAAGAAAAAACAGGACTAGAGACGTAAGCCAAGAAGAGTTTTTTGATAGGTTTGAATCCTTAGCGGTTACTCCTAACCCAGAGATTGCTAAGTTTGAGTCCGAAGCTGCCGAAGCTAGAACAGCATTTCCGTATCGAGGAAGTGCGTCAGTTTTGGGAGACCCTTCTATTAGACCTAACATTCCTGTGTATCTTCAAGGAGTAGGCGAAACCTACTCTGGGTATTGGACAGTGTTAAGCGCAGAGCATATAATTGTAGAAACAGAAAGAGGCGTATACACCTACACAACTAACATCAATATTGGCTCAGACGCGGTTGGTGGAGCAACTAGATGGTCTGACGGCTCCCTCATCACTGCCCCACCCGACACCCCTGTAAGGTTTATATCTCCAGGACTTTCACAGAGTAAAAAATCCCCTAATAGCAAATTAATTAAAAGCAACCGCAAAACAAGTAACAGAAAACAAGGTAGCTTTGGTAAAATTGACAACCGAAAAAAAACGACAAGTAAAGTAAAAAACCCTTCTACTTGGCGTGCGGCTAGCCCTACCCCTAGAATACCTGCAGCCCCTAAAGTTAATAAGCCTAAGGCAGTTACTGACAGGATAAGAGCAAAGGTTAATCGATGATTGATGATAAAAGATTTTACGGAATTTACTCAGGCGTAGTTATTGATATAGAAGACCCTGATAAAGATAGCCGTATTAGATTACAAGTTCCCCAAGTGTTGGGTGAAGAGCCGACTGAATGGGCTAGAGGCTGCCTGCCAATTACATCTAATAGCAACCACCCTGACCATAAAAAACATTTGGCATCAGAGGTTGCAGCTTTGTTACAGGCCCATGCTACCCACGCAACGCATAGTGAGACAATTACCTCAGGCCCAGCAACGGTTAGTACGTTTGGCTCTCACACCCATTCCGTTGCAATAAGCCTTGCACACGACGCTCATACCAATAACCACACGGGTAAGACACCAGACTCTACGTGGAACTTAGACCACGAACATGAAGAGGATGAGAACACAGATAACAAGTGGAATGATGACCAAGAGCAGACGATTGCCAGTACAGCCGAGCATACACCGCATAGACTAGTACCTAAGCTTGGCCAAAAGGTCTGGGTTATGTTTGAGGGTGGAGACCCTAATTTTCCAGTATGGATGGGAGTTGAACTATGAGCGAACGTGCTATATCCCTACCATTTAGTTTTAACTCTCTTGGGGAAGTTGCATACACTACAGACGAAAAGAAGATTATTCAAGACCAGGTAGTGTTGACTGTAATGACTAAATTTGGTGAAAGGGTTATGCGTCCAAACTTTGGCAGCGATGTGCAAAAAGCATTGTTTGAAAACATAGAGGAAAGCGCTGAAACTATTAAAAGTTCAGTAGCTACTTGCTTTGCTACTTGGCTTCCAAATTTGGAACTGATAGATGTAAACCCCACTATTGACACCGATAATGGGGTTATTGATATTCAAGTAGAATATAGAAAAGGTCTTGTTACATTAAGTCAATCACTACAATTAACAAGCGGATTATATAGCAGGTCTGGCGACCTAATCAGGAAGGCATAACTATGGCAAATAACTACATACCGCAGGTTGATTACACCTCTAGAGACTACGAGTCTTTAAGACAGGAACTAATTGACTTAATTCCATTTTTTGCCCCTAAGTGGACCAACCGTGACCCCGCAGACTTTGGCATGACTATAGTTGAGCTTTTTACCTATATTGGAGACCAGCTTAACTACTATATTGACCGTTCTGTTAACGAGTCTTTTATTACTACGGCAAGCCAAAGAGACAATGTATTAAAACTAGCTAGGCTATTAGGGTATCAACCTATTGATTCTACTGCTGCTTCTGTTTTACTTACCTTCTCTAATTCAACTGCACAGACCATTATTGTACCTAAGAGAACTCAGGTTGCTACTAGTCAAATCTCTAGCGGTCAACAAGTGCAGGTAATTTTTGAAACAGATGAGGCTGTTACAGTTCCCGCAAAAGCCGCTAACGTCAACGGTTCAATAACCGTAACTGCTACTCAAGGTGAGTCTAGAGGTTACGGAATTGATGAAGACAACGGAAAGATTGGTGACTCAGATGGGTCTCCCTACCAAACGTTTCAAATTCCAGAGAGCCCTGTTGTAAATAACAGCATTGAAATTTATGTATCTGGAGTTAAGTTTACCCAAGTTCCATACCTAATTGACTATCAAGGATACGACCCTGTGTTCTCTGTTGTAACTAACAGTGACGGTGAAACCTTCGTACAATTTGGGGATAACATCAGTGGACGTATCCCAAACAACGGTGCAGAAATTTTTGCATACTACAGAGTTGGTGGCGGCACTATTGGAAATGTATCTGCTGGAAGTATTAAGTTTATCTTAACAAACTTTGTTGCTGGCCTAGCAGTAGGAAACCCAACTGTAGGAGAAACCTCTGGAGCAGCATCTGGTGGGGCGGACCCCGAATCTACTGACTCAATTAGAGTAAATGCTCCTAAAAGCATTAGGTCTCTTAACAGAGCTGTATCGTTGGCTGACTACTCTGCTTTAGCTATCCAAGTTCCAGGAGTAGCAAAAGCTGTTTCTGACGCAGATGTGTTCAGTAGCGTGACACTGTTCATAGCCCCGTACGGCGACTCTGGCCTCCAAGTTGACGGTATAACTTCCTCTGTTGTATTTAACAACCTTGCGGAAGAAGTATTAGACTACTTTACAGACAAGATTCCACCTGGAGTATCACTAACTCTGCAACCACCTAGCTATGTAGATGTCAGAATAAAGTTAGACTGCGTAATTCTTTCACAGTATAAGCGCTCCCAAGTAGAGGCTAACATTGTCGCAGCTATAAACCAGCTGTTTGATTTTGATAATGTGTCATTTAATGACAGCATTTACCCATCCGACTTATACAAAGTGCTTGGAGAAGTTGAAGGTATTAGTAGAACAACGCTTAGTAGAATGTTAAGAAAAGACGAAGATAAAGTGTTTTCTATAAATAATAAAGCATTAACTAGCAACGTGGCAACCCTAACTACCTCGGCAACCCACAACTATAAAATAGGAGATACTGTACTAATCTCTGGAGTAGGCGCCCCTTTTAATGGCACATCAGTTATTACAGGCGTTACAAGTAACACATTTACTTACGCCCTTATTAACGACAACGTAACATCTGCAGCGGTTTCTCCTGTTGGAACCTCTAAACTAGTCATTGTTAAAGATATCCTATGTGCTAAAAGAGAACTACCTCAGTTAGAAACAACAAGAAATGCTGGCGTCATTACTGTTGTTGGTCTTGAACTAGGTGTGACTGGGGGCATTAGTTAATGGCACGGTATGGTCTTGATTACTACTCAGCTTCGACGTTCCCATTAAGTTACTACGGTAGTGATAACCCTCTTAATTATGACGCGTCGCCTGTAACAACACTGTCTTCAGGCTACGCTAAAATAACTATTAAGTGGGTTACCCCTATTGGTAACTGGGCTAAGATGAAAATTGTAAGAAGCCCATACGGTTTTCCAGTAAACTTTACTGACGGAGAGGTGGCGTTTGAAACAACAAGACGCAGCGACCCGCAGGTATATACAGATGTTTTACCTGATACTAAAAACACTAAAACCTACTACTACTCAATATTTGTATTAGACGTAACTCAACTTACTTGGGTATTAGCTGGAAGAGCAGAAGGACTGTCTGTAAAAAACTACGGCACTGGGGACCTTCTTTATAACTACATGCCGCTAATACATAAAATTACAACCCCTAACATAGCATCAGAGCCTAGTGATAACGAAGACTTATTTGCTTTCTTGTCTTTATTTGGTTTTGGGTTTGACAAAATAAGAGGCCTTATTGATTTAGTATCTGACCGTTACAACTTTGAAAAAGTTACGGGAGTTACCATTCCCCTTATCCTTAACCAAGTTGGTATAGCGTCGGAGCCTGAGATTGGGTATCAACAATCTCGTATTTTAGTAAGAGACTCTGTACAGCTAACTAAAGAAAAAGGCTCTGGTCAAGGTGTCAGAGAATATATTAAATCTTTTTCTGGGTGGGCTTGTCCAGCGCCAGTTACGGGAACTCCTAACCCAACACTTAATGGTCTGCAGGTAAGTCACAACTTAATGCTCAGCTATAACGATTCTTCTTTTGAAGAGAACGTTGGCAACTGGGTATCTGGGGATAGCACAGGGTCTTTAAGACAACTAGGAACTCTCACTGTTACTAAATACCAAACTAATAACAACAATCTACGTTTAATTGTAGGTGGGCATGGCTACAGGGTTGGTGACAAGATTACAATTAGTGGTTTTAAAACTCCTAGATATAATCAAACTACTCCTATAACAATTACTGGTGTGGACCCCCTTAGCTACATAGAAGTTATTGTTACAACGCCAGACGTTGCTTTAGGTAGTGCTATAAATGAGGACACTCAAGACTATCCAATAATTAAACCCTCTCCAGCTCCTTACGTGGAGCCCTCAGCACCTACGTTTTATCCAAACAAAGCAAAAGGAATACTGTCTGTAGCAAATGCTACTTCCAACCCACAGGTTGTTACATTAACGTGCGGTAGCGGTTCTCCAGTCCAGCTTGGTGTACCAGTGAACTCTGGTGACACGTATACGTTTAGTGTTTACAGCGCAGCATTAAGCACTGCTAGAAGCTTTACTGCTGGCATAAGTTGGTATGACCGTTTTGGTGTTTTTATGTCTACAAGCACGGGTTCCCCAGTTACAAACGCAACTGGCTCTTTATCAACAAGGGGAACTGTATCTGCGGCGGCACCCGCTGCTATTACTTTAAATCCTTTTTTTGGAACCGCTGGCTCTGGATATACAGACGGCGTGTATACAAACGTACCTTTAACTCGTGTAAGTGGAAAGGTGTTCTCTATAGCACCGCTAGCTAACATTGCTATTAGTGGTGGAGTAGTTCAGACATGTGTCATCACAAATGGAGGCAAAGGTTCAGACCCTACAACTGTTTATTCTTTTGATAAAGCCTCAATTAGTAGTCCTGGAGGTTCTGGGTTTTTAGTTACTGTGGCACGTGTTCAAGAGTGTTATTACGCAGCACCAACAATTACCATATCAAACGTAGCAAATGCGGCAAGTGGTGAACGACATTACTTTGACGCTGCTCAATTTGAAAAAGCTGAAGCAGTTACAGATTTTGATGAGGCACGACAGATTCATATAACTATGAAAGCTACAAGAATTAATGAAATTAAAAATCCTACGTTTAATAGCGCAAGTAGCTTTGCTCCTTGGGGATTTACTAACGGCACAGCAACAGCAACCTCTAACGAGACTGACCCTATAGCAGATGTTTTCTCTATTGAGGGATACCAACAGTCAGCTACAACTGCAACAGTCACCTTGTCTACAGTTCATACCTATAAAATTGGAGACATAGTTTTAGTATCTGGTTTGCCGTCTCCATACTCTGGAGTAAAAACCATAACTGGTGTACAAGACTTTACGTTTGACTACACAGTAAGTCCAAGTGCGTCTGTAATATTTACACAAGCATCTGGGTCTGTGGCAAAAACTGGTAACGCATGTATTATTAATAAAACCGCCACTGGTAATACAGAGGTTAGAGCAGCTGCAACATCTGTAAACTACTTAAACGTGCACTATCCATCTACTTACTACACATTTAGTGTGTACGTAAAACGTATAACTGGCACCACTGCACCAACAATACGTCCAGTAATTTATTGGTACGACAACACCAACACGGCTATCTCTAGCACGCTTGAACCACTGGTGACTATAAATAGCAGTACTTCGTGGCAAAGAATCTCCTCTTCAGCGGTTGCGCCTGCAAATGCGGCATACGCAAACGTGTCTTTTATATGGACCAATGGGGAGGCTAATGACCAGATAGCGGTTGATGATGCTTTGTTTGAAAACAGCCCATTTTCCTTACAGTATTTTGACGGTAACCAGGGCTTTGGCTCTACCGCTGAGCTGTTCTGGGAAGGGCAGGTTCCCAACAACTCTAGAAGCCACTACTACAAAAACTATGTAGCCGTGTCAGAGCGCTTAGCTGCAGGGGCCTTAGATGAATGGGTAACCTACGGGTCTACCTACGCCCTATACCTAGCACAGCCAAAGACGTAGTATGATGCTCCCATGCTGGAGCTAAT